TCGATTCCGTGGCTGTCACGGCTGTCACTAAGAAGCTCAAGGCTAAGTGGACTCCGGAGTTAGGACAGGATCTTAACGCCTATCACAACCTTGATGCTGAGGTCGAGCTTACTCAGATTCTGTCTGAGCAGATCGCTCTCGAAATCGATCGCGAGATTATGGAAGACCTTGTTGTCGGCGCTCGTGCTGGTATTCGTTACTGGTCACGCGCTCCTGGCGACTTCCTTGATCGCGACACTGGTGCAACGGCCGTTTTGGGTGAGTTCACGGGTAACGTGAGCGAGTGGTATGAGACCCTCGTTGAGAGTATCAACGATGTTTCCGCCGCTATCCACCGGAAGACTCTGCGTGGTGCTGCCAACTTTATCGTCTGCGGACCTGAAGTTGCCAACATCCTTGAGTTTACCGCTGGGTTCCGAGCTAACGTCACTGCTGATGCAGATCGCGGTGATATTGGTGCTCTTAAGGTAGGGTCGCTTTCGAAGAAGTTCGACGTTATTGTCGATCCGTACTTTATGCGGAATGTGATCCTTGTTGGTCGCCGCGGAAGTAGCTTCCTTGAGAGTGGTTATGTGTATGCACCTTATGTGCCGCTGCAGACTACCCCAACGATCTTCGGCGTTGAAGACTTTGTGCCTCGCAAGGGCGTGATGACTCGATATGCCAAGAAGATGGTTCGTCCGGATATGTATGGTTTGGTTATTTGTAAGGGTCTCCTTGACACTTAATCCGATAGCATAGTCTGACGTAAGGTCAAATTAATGAAAGCCCCGTCTCTTTGAGGCGGGGCTTTCTATTTAGTTATATACTACTAGAGGAATATTAAATGGCGATCCCTACCCTAAGCCCTAAATCGACTTCAAACACGAATATTTTACCCGTGACGGGTACTACAACCAGCGTTGCCGCAACTCTTCCTTTTGGTATTTACGCGTCGTCCCCGACATTTTTATCTGGTGCCGCAGATCAGGTTGCTTTTACATATAAGAAGCTGGGAGGTGATGTTCTTGATATTGAGCTAGCAGAAGGAAATGTATATGCGGCCTATGAGGAATCAGTTTTAGAATATTCTTATCTGGTTAATCTACACCAAACAAAAAATTCCTTATCTGATCTGCTCGGCGCAACGACGGCGTCATTTGATCAGGACGGTCAGATTATTGCCGGGCATGCTTTGTCTGGCTCTAACATAGAGTTAAGGTATCCCAAATTTGATTATGGGTATGTAAGGCGAGTCACGGAGGGAATGTCAACGGAAACTGGTCTGGGGGGCACGGTGCCTATTTATTCAGCATCGATCAAGACAATAGGAGGTGTTCAGGATTATGATTTACAGAGTATGATTTCTGAGTCGTCAGCCCTCACTGCGTCACTGCCGTTTTATCAAAAAGTTCTAAATAAAAGGATCATTGTTCGTAAAGTCTTTTTTAAGACTCCGCGCGCTATGTGGAGATTCTATGGATATTATGGTGGGTTTTCAATTGTTGGCAATATGAGAACCTATGGTCAATATGCTGACGACTCAACTTTTGAGATTGTTCCGACGTGGCAGAATAAGTTGCAAGCGATGGCCTATGAAGACGCTCTTTGGACTCGGATTTCACATTATTCCTATGAGATCAAAGACAACATGCTTAGGCTCTATCCCCGCCCAGATGTAAGCAGCCCCATAAACTACTGGGTTCATTTTACAATCGAAGGTGAAATCGAACCATGGGAGGACTCGAGCCGCGGCAAAACCGGTGCTGAAGGTATTAATAATATGAACACGTTGCCGTTCCAAAACCTACCGTATGAGAAAATCAACTCAATAGGAAAGCAGTGGATTCGGCGATTTGCGTTAGCCCTTACCAAAGAGGTGCTGGGACAAGTACGAGGTAAGTTTTCAACGGTGCCAATTCCAGGAGAATCGGTAACACTAAATCATGCCGAATTACTTGGTCAAGCGAAAACGGAACAAGATGCATTGAGAGAAGAACTGAAGACGCTTCTTGAGGAAACAACGTATGCTAACTTGGCCGTTACGGATTCGACATTGCAAGACTCTACGAAGAAGATAATGGAAAACATTCCAGTAGGCATATATGTGGGGTAATTTATAAATGGCTAGAAGCAAAAGAACACAAAAACAGATTCAGGACAAAAAAGCAAATCTCTATAATGCCGTGGGGGATAAGGCGGTGGCAGATCATCTGGGCGAGGTTGAATGCGCATTCTCCACTCTTGAAACCATAGATACCGCTATGTTAAAGTTTGTTGATGAAGACTTGAATCTTTCGTTGACAAACAACGATGGCTTCGAGAAGGTACCGGTCCTGTGGGTTACGGCAGAGAGAGCATATCAACTCAAACACAACAAAGACCTGAGGGATAAAGAAGAGTTTTTGCGTTTGCCGCTTATTACGATAAATCGCTCTTCGGTGACCAAAGATCCAAATTTCAGAGGGACGGTATACGCGAACCTTTATCCTGTACCTGATGCCAAAGGGGGCACGATCACTATCGCTCGCGCCATAAACCAGAAGAAGACAGCAGAATTTCAGAATGCCGAGGCTGCTCGGAAGTACGGTGTTGACGAGAATGTTCGTAGTAANATGTATAACACCAATAAAAGAAATATGTCGACCGCAAAGACNGTTTATGAAACCATAACTATTCCGCTCCCTGTTTGGGTTAAGGTAGGTTATGAAATATCGGTAAGGTCTGAGTTCCANCAGCAGTTAAACGAGCTTATAACTCCTTTCTTTACGATAGCCGGAAACTCNCGCATGCCTAAGAGAATCGGGTCGGAGGGTCATTTTTATGAAGTTTTTATCGATGGTGGTTTTAACAACAATGCTAACAAAGCTAATTTAGGAATGGACCGACGAAATTATGAAACTATTATTAATGTTGAAGTGTTGGGTTATTTGATAGGAGACGGCGAGAATCAAGAGCGGCCCAAGATTGTAAGGCGCGAAAATGCTGTTGAATTTAAGTTTGGAAGAGAAAGAACAGTCTTCGGAGATATCCCCGATACTATTAAAGATGGATTTTATAGAGAATAGTACTATTCAATCAATTGAGTACTATTTACTTTGAACATTTTCATAAATGTAGGAGAACCTAACTAATGTCAGTTAAAAAGTTTAAATTTGTATCCCCGGGAATCTTCGTTAACGAGATTGACAACTCTCAATTACCAGCTTCACCGGCGGGTATTGGACCGGTCGTCATTGGTCGTGCCGAAAAGGGACCCGCGCTTCGGCCCGTAACCGTTAACTCTTTTGAAGAGTTTGTAGAGGTCTTTGGCACCCCCGCCGCAGGCGGCGCCGGCGACGATGTCTGGAGAGAAGGAACTGACAAATCTGCTACTACTTATGGTGCATATGCTGCACAAGCGTACCTACGCAACAGCTCTCCCTTAACCTATGTTCGCCTCTTAGGCGCTCAAACGACTGCCGATGGTGGCCCTACCGCCGGCACAGCCGGAGAGGCTGGCTGGAGCATGACAAATGCTTGGGGCATCTTTATGTTTACCGACACTGCTGGGAAAGCGCAGCTTACCGGCGCGCTGGCAGCCATTCTGTATGCAAACAGCGGCGTAAGCTTTAGGCTTTCTGGGGCGGCCGCCACATCAGGGAGCGGCACCTCCGGCATCGGTGACATTGATCTCGGGGCCTCCTCTTTTTCAGGAAGTTTGATCGTTGTAGCGGATACGGGCACTGACTACGAGTTTAAGATGCTCGTCGAGAATGCCTCTGGCAGTGCGGAGACAGAAACTGCAATTACATTTAATCTGACCGAGGGCGACACGCGTTATATTCGTAAAGCGTTTAATACAAATCCTCAGAGAACAAATACTAACGTGGTTGAAGCGGGGACCGCCCTTAATTATTTCTTAGGAGAGTCCTTCGATCGCCATGTTAAGGCAAACATTAGTGCTGCAGATATTGCTGCATCAAATACTACTCGAACCTTTGGCGCTGTAGCGCGGATTCTTAATGGCACCACGGTCGCAGGCGCTGATTTTGCGGGCACCAGTGTACAATCAGCTCAAACTCCGACAATCATTTCTTGTCGCCTTTCTCCGACGTCCCCCCCGCAGAATTTGTTTACGATTCATGCGCTTCAGGAACCTGGAGATTGGACAAATCGTAACCTTAAAATTTCTATTGAAAATATTAAGCGTTCAACGAATGATGCCACCAACTATGGTACTTTTAGCGTTTTGGTTCGCTCCCTTTCTGATAGCGACAATACAGTTAGGGTTATTGAACAATTTGATAATTGTGATTTAAACCCTGATTCTTTACATTATGTTGCAAGAAAAATTGGAGATAAGTATACCACGTGGGACGAAACCGAGAGAAGGTACATCCAGTATGGCGACTGGCCGGCCAATTCGAAATATGTTCGTGTTGCGATGGATTCTAATGTGGATGCTGGCGTTGCTAACCCAAGTCTGATCCCCTTCGGCTTCCTAGGGATGGTTAAATATGATGATGAGGAGCTCGCTAATGCTTCCGGAGCCGACGGCAATTGGGTTACTGGTTCCACCGTCGCTGCAGAGTTCCCGGACACCAGCGCTGCATGGAATTGGACCAGCGGATCTGTTTTTGCTTTGTCGGGCACCGTCGCATTTAACGCGTCCACATTATTAGGAATTAAAGTACTCTATCCGACGCCCGAACTTCGGGTAAGCGCTTCCGATGGTAACTTAAGTAACCGTACGGATGCCTATTTCGGCTTTCAAACGGCTCAGAGCGCCGGTAGTACGGTATTTGATAAGTCTACTATCGACCTTCTCCGTCCGCGAGGGGGCATTGTTGGATCAATGTTTGCTACTGCCGCCGGGCGCGAGCGCTCTGTTGAATTTAGTTTAGACGACGTTGTTTCCAGCGGTAGTGTTGGGGGTGTTTGGGTCAGTGGCTCTCATGCCGGTAGTGTTACGAGCCCCTTGGGCCCCGGAGTAGTAAGTTCTTATACTTTTGCTAATGGGGCTATTAGTGGCGTTTTGGATGCAGGATACGATCGTTTTTCGGTGCCCCTATACGGCGGCTTTGATGGCGTAGATATTACAGAAATGGACCCATTCAATAGCAGCAACCGTGTTCTTCCAAGCACGGCTACTGATTTGAGTAGCTATGCATTTAATACTTTACGAAGAAGTATTGATTCTCTTGCTGATCCGGAAGTTGTCCAAATGAATTTGGCCTCTGTTCCCGGACTCCGACAGGAGGGTCTTACCACCAATCTGGTGCGACTCTGCGAAGACCGCGCCGACGCATTGGCAGTTATTGATCTGGAGCAAGGATATATCCCAAGAGCACAGTCAAATGCATCTGCCGCATCTAGACGCAAGAACACTCAGTCT